AATAGTAATAAGAGATAGCAACCTCTCTAAAAGTTCTGGAAACAGACTTTTTAGAGAGGTTTTTTATATGGGACTATTTCCAGTTGATAAAAGTAAAGAGTTTATCGAGGAAGGGATGACCCTAATCACTGAAACAGATAGCGAAAGATATCTGAAGCAATATAAAAAAATGAATAAAAAAGAGGAACTTTACGAAATTCCTGAGGATCGTTATAGCAGACCCTGTGGTGGTCCTAATGGTTTTGATGATTTCGTAGAACGTTGGCACGAGTGAATAAATAGTAACAGCCTTGCTGTGTCTAAATGCCTGAATTTCAGACGTTCAAAGATTTGAGCGTTACATTTAAGAAGCATCCAGTCACCGATGATCTTGTCACGGTGAAGGATAAGGCTGCGATTACACAATCGATTGTTAATTTGCTTCTTACTAATAAGGGAGAAAGATTATTTCAACCAAATTTAGGTTCTGGAATATATCGCACACTATTTGAACCTCTTGATTATGGTACTGCTGCTATGGTTAGGGGTGAAGTTGTTGAAGTTTTGGAACGTTATGAACCAAGGATTGTCGTTGCTAAAGTAATTGTTACACCAGATTTTGATAGCAATGGGTATTCTGTTGAATTATCATACGTTATTCGTGGCAGGGAAGATACCCCAATAAATGTAGAATTCTTTCTAGAGCGTACTCGATAATGCCTTACACTCAACTTGCTAATTTAGATTTTGCAGATATTAAAGCTGCTCTAAAAGATTATCTTAGAGCGCAATCAGAATTTACTGATTATGATTTTGAGGGATCGACGTTATCGAATTTAATTGACGTACTTGCCTATAACACGTACTACACGGCATTTAACACCAATATGGTAGTCAATGAACTATTCATTGATTCTGCCACCCTCAGAGACAATGTGGTAGCGATTGCGAAGCAATTAGGTTATAGACCCAAGAGTGCTACTTCTCCAACCGCTTATATATCATTTACTGTAAATTATACAAACCCCACAACAGATACCCAATTAATCTTAAAAAAGGGAACTGGATTTGTTGCATCTTATGATAATGTTTTATATCAATATATTGTTTTGGATGATATAAAAGCACAGGTTGCAAATAATACTGCTACATTTGTAAATGTTCCACTAAAAGAAGGAACAGAATTAACAGCAACATTTACAGTCAATACTTCTTTAAAATCCCAGAGATTTATTTTAGATAATGCAAATATTGATACAAATACAATAAAAGTTAAGGTATTTCCATCTGGTGGATCTTTTTCGGAACCATATCTTATATCAGATAATATTTTAGGTGTAGATGCAAATTCTAAAGTATTTTTCTTGAATGAGATCGAGGATGAAAGATACGAACTAATTTTTGGTGATGGTATATTAGGAAAAAAATTAGAAAATTCTTCAGTTGTAGAAGTTTCTTATTTAATAACGTCTGGTCCTGCTTCTAATGGCGTAAGAACATTTGTATTTTCTGGGGTTCTAGAGAATCAAGATGGAGCAAATCCTGGAGGATTTACTATTACTGTAAATTCAACAGTAGCTTCGTCGGGCGGTGAAGAAATTGAATCAACTAAAAAAATTAAATTCAATGCTCCAAAATCTTATGGAACTCAAGATAGAGCAGTAACTGCACAAGATTATGGAGCGATTATCAGAAATATCTATCCATCTACAAGTGATGTAATTATTTTTGGTGGTGAGGATCAAGTACCACCACAATATGGTAAAGTTTTTATCGTACTAAAACCAAGAGATGCTGCTTATCTTACTTCTTTAACTAAGAAAGAAATTTTAGAGCAACTCAAGAAATATGTTGTCGCATCGGTAGAACCAGTTATTGTAGATCCTTCTATTTTGTATGTTGAATTAAATAGTAAGATATACTACAATGGATCTATAACTTCAGATAGTCCAGCTCAAATAAGAGATAAAGTTGTCACATCATTACAAAGTTATATTGAACTTTCCGATATAGAAAAGTTTAATGGAAAGTTTAGATACAGCAAAATTGTTGGAGTTATCGATGATTCCGACAAAGCAATTAATTCAAATATTACATCTGTTACAATGAGGAAGGATTTCTATCCTCAACTCAATTCTACGTTCTACTATGAGATCTGTTATCAAAATTCTTTTGATAAAGATTGCGAAGGTCCAACCCTTTCCACAACTGGATTTAGGGTTACTGAATATCCTAATTTTGATGTCTATCTCGAAGATAGGGATGGCAAAATTGTCCTATATAGACTAGATGCTATAACTGGTGAGAAAGTTGTCCTAGACAAGGAAGTTGGAGAAATAGATTATGTCAAAGGTGAGGTAAAAGTTTATAAACTAACTATCATAAAAGGTAGTTTCTTTGACAACAGAATTTCAGTTAGAGTAAAACCATTATCTAATGATATCCAGGCATTCCGAGAGGTTTATCTAGACATTGATATCCCAAATTCATCCTTTAGTGCGTACAAAGAGTAATTAAATGGCTGTTAAGACCAAAAGAATTTCTACTCTTATTGAGTCACAACTTCCTGAGTTCATTTCTAATGAATATGAACTTTTTAGTAAGTTTGTAGAAAAATACTATGAATCACAGGAGGTTCAAGGAGGACCACTTGATATCATTAGTAATATCCAAAAATATTTGGATATCGATTATTATGAAAAATATTTACTTAAGCAAAACACACGTCTAGTTACTTCAATTAGTGCTAGTGCCAGCACGATTGTGTTAGAGGATGCATCTGGATTTCCAGAGAAGAATGGATATGTTCAGATATCCAATGAGATTATCTTTTATGAAGAAAAAACTGGAAATACATTAACAAACTGCTCCAGAGGAGTACATGGAAATGTTGCTCTTGGAGATTTATATGAAAAATCTTCATTTGTTGGGACAGATGCATCTTCACATGCTTCTGGAGATTTAGTTTTAAATGTTAGCAATCTATTTTTGTATGCTATCATTAAAAACTTTGAATCTCAATATCTTGGTTCTTTTCCAGAGAAGTATCTTCGTGGGGAAGTAGATAAAAGAACTTTAATCAAAAACATTCAGAAATTTTATAAAGCTAAGGGAACAGATAGCTCTATAAAATTCATTTTCAATACAATTGTTACTCAAGATTCAAGTAACAAACCATCTATCTATAAACCAAAAGATTTTACTTACAAGAGTTCAGAGTCTGATTGGATTTCTGTATATGCATTGAAGGTAAAAGTAATTTCTGGAAATCCAAAGACCTTAATTGGTAAAACAATCGTACAGCAAGAATCTGATGAATATGGATATGCATCAGCTGTTGTTGATAATGTATTTACTGAAGGCACATTGGATGGCGAAGTAATTTGGAATATTGTACTCGCTCCAGAAACAGTTAATGGTCTATTTTCTATATCAACAAAAACCAGATTAGAAAAATCTTTATCTGCATCAAGTGGAGTTGGAAAAAGAGTTGATGTATTCTCTACTATTGGATGGGAAACATCTGGAGAAATTTTAATTGATGATGAGGTAGTTTCTTTTGATGATAAAAATGTAACACAATTTGTAATTAGCAAAAGAGGATCAACTCCAGTATTTCATGCTCAGGGATCTAATGTTTATAAGCCAGTAAGAGTATCTGGATCTGGGGTATCACTTTTAACATTGGGAGTTGTATATAACTTAGTTCCAACAAAATCACAACCATACGCATTTCCTGGCGATGAAATACAAATTTCAAGTCCTGGATTCCAAACTACAGATCCAAAGATAGTAGTAACTGGTTCAAATCAACCACGTTGGTTACTGAGTGATGGTTCAACCGTAGATATTCCTACAATACCATCTTTAGAGCAATCATTAGATGAAGTATCTACTGATGTTTCTGCAATTTTTGAGGATGATCAATATTATTACATTACTAGTTCAAGTTATCCATCATATAAAATCTTAGATGGTTCTACTGTAACTGAAGAATTACAAGATCAAAAAATTCTTCGTATAATCAGAAAGCAATCTACAAGAACAACTGAAGTTTATAAAACTCCAAAAAGAGATGTTGGTATCCTTTTGAATGGAGTTCCTATTTACGGATTCCGAGATGAAGAAAGCATTCGTTTTGGATTACTGGAAAAAATTGATGTAGATACACAAGGCACAGG